GCTTTGTGCTAAATCACCAGCAGTATGATAAGAAAGCGAAGAATCACTTCCAGCTTCATTATGATATGCTTGAAAAGTACTAGTGGTTTTAGTCACATTATAATTAGAACCACCATCTATACTAAAGTTAAAAAAAAGTTCTTGGTTATCACTTTCTGGGTGAATATTATTAAATAAAAATAAATACTCAGAATAAGTAGAGTCTATTCCTGATGTAAATGAAACTGACGCACTAGAACTTGCAGTTTGAGTTGATAAAGCTATTAAGCCACCAGCACTTGCAAAAGGTACGTTATATTTAAGAGCATTGTATGTTGACATTATTTATCACGCAATAACCAACCTTGTGTAGCATCAACATATACTAAAGTAAAACCAGCACGTTCAGTTGATACAGTAAGATCAGATGCATCTCCTTGTATTTTGTGACTATTTCTGCCAACAGTTAAATTATTAGTATCAAATGTTCCAGCGTAATCTACTATCCAAACTTCGTCACCTCTTACAGCAGAAGATGGAAGTGTCATTGTAACTGCACCACTTGTAGTATTTACAAAGTAACCATTACCAACAACCATATTTGTGTTGCCTGTAACAACAGCTTGCCAATCAACTACACCACCTGTATTAGTTGCAAACTTTGCGTGTGTTACTGTTCCGTCTGTTGGAACTCCTACATCTAATACGTTACCTAAAAGAATAACAAAATCTATAACATCACCTGTTGCTAAGTTAGAAGCAAAAGTTAAAGTTGAACCTGATATAGTAAATGAATCTGATGGTGCTTGAAGTACACCATTTAAAGATACGAGCATATGATTTGCAGACTCAGGAGAAACAGCAGTTCCACCTACTTGTAATGTGTAATCTGCTTGACCATTAACAACTGTAATTGAATCACACTTTTGAAAGTTTCCTACTGTTGGTTCTTTACCTATATATGCCATTTAATATCCTAACTTACCTTTCTTCCATAAAGTGAAAAATATCCTGAGTCAAAACTTCCAGCAGTAAGACTTAATTTAATTGCATCAAAAGGTGTTGTCAATCCATCTTTATACATACCACCACCTGTTGCAGAATTTGTGTCACCACTTGCACCATCTCTTGTTATTGACCTTGAACAGTATTGAAAATATTTACGATCTGAAGTTACATTAAGTGGGTCAAATATATCTATTATAAAACTTCCTGTACTATCTTCACCTATTCCGTTTGTATTTAAAATAAAACTATCATCAGTTTGATTTTCTTGGGTTTGAAAATTACCATCTGCTCTTTCATTATCATTTCCATAGTTATAATTACTTGCTGTTAAAAAATTAGAACCATTATCAGAACTTATGTTCATTTGTAGTTTTGCATTATTACCAGAAACATTAGGGCCAAGACCTGATATAATAATTTTATAATCAACGTATGTTGTTGTAATATAAGTATTGTTAAAAGTAACATTGGCAGTATCTGATGAAATTTGTGTTGTAATTAAATGTTCAAAAGCACCACCACCTTTAATTAAACTATAATCGATTCTTTTAAGTGTTCCAGCGTCAGATAAAATAAATTCATCTGTATCAGCTGGTGCAGAAGTTAAAGCAGTTTCAGCAGAAATAATATCTTGTGCTAGTTTAGAATTAGAAATAGTACCATCTGTAATATCACCAGCTGTTAAAGGTACATCTGTTGGTTTCTTGCCGATATAAGCCAATGTATTACTCCTATGTTATTTCTAAGATTGATAATGTTGAATCTATTTTAGCAGTAACAGAACAATCAACTTTTAGAATATCAGTAGTTTGTAAAACAACTTTTCCACCTGTTAAAAGTTCTAGTGAAGAACCAGCTGGTATTGATACGTCTTTAACTAATAAAACTGTTTCGTTTGTTTCTGTATCTGATGTGTCTGAAACTAATTGTACTGAAGCTGTTACTGAAGCTGTGTGAATATTACAAAGAGTTAATCCTATTACTACACAAGTTGTTGAACTTGGTACTGTGTATAGGGTTAAAGGTGTTCCAGCACTTGCTGGCATTGCACCATTAGTTTTTACTTTAAATGTATTTGCCATATGTTCCTTTTATATTTAACCTAATGCTATTGCAAGTGGCAAAGCATTGGGGTCAGATTCCGTTACTGTTCCTGTTACTGACATTGCACTTGTTACTGCGTTTGTTGATATATTAATACTCATTAATTCAATGTTGTCTGTTCCGTCATTGATCTTAATTTTTAAAACTCCTGATGTTCCTGAATCCACCCACATACTTCCAGCTACTAATGAACTTGGTGCTGATGTGCCTACGTGCATTGAATTTAATGCACCTAAGATACTGTTTAATTCTGCTCTAAATGCTGGAAAACCTTGATTCGCTAATGTTGTGTCTGATACTTGTGCCATATTTTCTTATACTCCTTTTAAAAGCCCTTTGCAATGAAATCAAATGTTCTTGATACATTTGTTCCACTTGAATTTTTAAATGTCAGGTCAAATCCATTAACAGTTTTATTCTCTACTACAAAGAAATCTCCTGTGGCAAGATTTTCACCCGTAATTCCTACTGCATAATTAACAGATTTGTAAGGATTTGTAAATGTTACTGTTTTAGTTCCAGCACCTGAACTTATATCATTACCACTAAATATTCTATCAGGCATATCTACTGTTACTGATAATCCTGATACAACAGGTGTTGACGATAAATCGCTTGAAGTCATAACTAATTTAAATTTTAAGTATCTAGCAGTATAATCACCAATTACGAAATTTTGAAAACTTGTATATGTAACATTGTCATCTGATGTAGCTATTTCAATATGTGCGTTACAGTTAGCTGGTGTATCTCCGTCAAAGTTAGAGGGTTGATCATCAAAATTACCTGATCTACTATCAAATACATCATCTAAATTATCTGATGTTTGTACTATTGAAGCTGTAACTCTTAATGTGTGTTTTGCACCAATATCAATGACGTTAGCAAAATCATATGTTCCTGATGGAAATAAGTCAGCACTTTGTACTCCTGAATCAAACAATCCTGTTCCATCATCAAAGTTTCCACTAGCACTATCGAATAATTCAGATGAGTCTAATCTTAATGTACTATCTGTTAAAATAAGATTTGATTTACTACCAGCAAAACTAGGATTTTCGCTTTGAGTTGTTACTGCATTAAAATTTAGTGTTGATGTTACATTAGATATTACTGCTGTTGCATTAGAACTAAAGTTACCTAATTTATCTACTGCTTTAATTAAATATGTTCCGACTCTAGCTGGAACAGATATAGAGGTTGCTGGTCTTGATATTTTTTCTACTAAAGATACGGAGTTTTGCCAATCTGCTGAACCATCTGTTGCAGTAGAATATCTTAAATTATAATGTGATAAATCTAAATCAGGTATAGCTGTCCAACCCAAATGTGCTTCTTGTCCTGATATGTTACAAGATAAATCTTCAACATCACTAGGGGGTGCGATTGCACCTATAATCTTTCTTTGTGCTGTTACATAACTTGATGAACTTCCAAATGATGATACTGCTTTAACTCTTACATCATATGTAGATTCATCTATTACATTTAATACTCTTTGAAATAACCCTGAACCTTGTGAGTGAATAATAAAATCTGAATCTGTACTAAGCTTATATTCTACTTGGTAATAATCAACAAAACTATCAGGTGAAGCACCAATAGCAATATCTAAAGCTGTTAGAGGTGTTTCATTATATTGTATTAATTGGTCAGTTAAAGTTACACTTGCTGGTGCTTGTACTACAAAAGGATTTGGAAGTGTTGTACTAGGTATTGCTGTTGCTTGTGTTTTAGTTGCAAAAGTATAATGTGCGTCTTGGTGTTCTACTAAATTTAATCCTACTGTAAAATCTTCATTAAAAGACATACTTAAAACTCTAAATGGTTTTGCACTAAATCCTAAACTACTATGTGTAATATTAACAATATCTCCTATGGCTAAATCATAAGAATTAAAAGCTACATTAATTGCTAATCCTAAAGCTTGTCTTGATCTTCTTAATATAATTTCTGCCATTTCTTCTGCTTGGTATTGTGAAGTAATAGTTTTAAAATCAAATCTACCCTCTAGTAAAAAACCACCATCAGCAGTTTTCATTGTTGCGTGTCTATCTGCACTTGGTAAACTTGAATCATCAATAGGTGGAAACTGAACTTCGTCTATTTGGAAGTTTCTATCAGGATTTACAAAACTACAAATAACTCTATTGAACTGACTATTTTTATCAGGGCTAGATAAATTATATCCACCTATAATATCATCTTCTGTTAATGTAATTGAAGCACTACCTGTCGTTTCTATAATTAATTGATATTTACCAGCAGTATAAGGCAGATAACCTCTGCAACCTTTTAAGAACTCTCTAACATTATCAATAATAGATGCTGATGTATCAACTGCTGTATTAGTATCAAATATATTTATATCTGACCCACCTGAATAAGGTGTAACTTGCGTAACGCAAACTTGTGAAGCATCATAAAAACTTTGTAAATCTATTTCACTTGTTGTTAATCCTTTTCCATATCTTGTATTTCTTAAATAATCTAATAAGCAAAATGCTGGGTTTGTTGAAAAACTAGCAGTTTGTTCAGATAAATTAGATGCTAAAGTTACAACTTTTTTACCTTGTACTTTTGCTTGTATTTTTGGAACTCCAGCAAATACATCTTGATTCCATTTAAACCGAATAGCAAGATAAGCTAGACCTGATAATTTATGATTACTTCCCCAAGACGATAATGTAGATAATAATGTTGAAGCAGATTGTCCGTCTGCACCATAATGAGGTTCTACTCTAATTAAACTTTCTGAATCTTTGTAAAAATTACTATCTGAACTATTTACTTCAACTGCCGTATTATCTGCTAAATCACTTGCCCAAGTAACAGGTTTATCATCTACTCTTATTTCTGTAATATCGTTTATTTCCCCCTCAGCTAATACTAGACAAATATAAAGATAAACATTATCTGTTCCTGATGTTTCTACAAAGACTCTAGTACCACCAACTAAACGTTCTCCATATATTACAGGAATACTTGCGTCATTAGATTGTTTGTTAATTAATAAACCTTGTTCAAAATTATCAAAATCAGTTGTACCAAAGTCAGGTTGTTCAGGTTTTTTTGGTCTAAATATCCAAGATATTGCTACCATTGCAATTATCT